ATGGTCTTAACCCCGTAGAGAATATCAAGTCGATAAATCTCACGGTAGTTAGTAACATCCCATCCACCCGTAAGGGTCATCACGATACCGTCCGCACTGAGCTGTTCCTTAACGGGGGCAGTCTCAGGAAGGGTGAAGGGCACCGTTGCAAGCGTGAAAGCATCCCGATGGAAAGCCAGGTTAGCTCTGTGAGTAGCCACACCAACAAGGGCTCCACCGTTAGTCGGAGATGCAGTTACGTTACGGGTTGGCCCGGTCAAGACGATGGTGGGTGAAATATCAAGGGTGACTGTTCCACCAGCAGAGGCCGTCCTTACGGTGAACTGCTGCAACTGACCCGTAGACGTATAACTTACCGGGTTCAGTGCATAGCAACCTTCCAACGTGAAGGTATCACCAACGACGAAGGTTCCAGTTCCCGTATCGACGTTAATGGTAGCCCCTGACTGACTTGCTCCAGCCACATTATAGTTGGCGTCGAACGTACCAGAGGTGTGGAGCTTAACGTTCTGGCCCAGATATGCACCACCAAGACCAGCGAGGTTAATAAGTTTACCCTCTTTAATATACTGCTCATTCAACTGAGGGGTATAGAGACCCTTCAGATAGTCAACCATCGAATAGGTTGCCGGAGGGTCAAGAACCACACTACGTCCACCCGGAGGACAAGACATCCAATCGAGCTTCATGGCTGCGTTACCGAATACAGTCCATGAGGCTGGGGTGGTTGCGGCGGTCCCAACACTCTGGTAAACATCCTTATAGAGACCCATAAGGTCCAGGTCAACCTGGTTAGCCAGCTTAATCATGGAATCTTCGAGATACTTCTTCTTAAACTCATCAACCTTCATCGTCTTGTCCCGGACACTAATCTGGATGGGGATTACCTTATGGGCAGTAATCGCCATACTAATCGTAGTCTCATCGACATCAACGAGGTTAATGGTTGGCCCATCCTGGACGTCGAAACGCCAAGGATTGCGGATCGAGAAGGACTCACCAACCTTCGGAGTCCCCTTAAATTCTTTAGCATAGTCCCTATTAACGAGATTACCCATACGGAGGTTATTCTTGAAAAGATCAAGAGCCTCCGCGAGGATAATTGAACTGGTTACAAAACTATTAGCCATTTCTTATTCTCTCCTTTAAGTTAACAGCCCTGCCACTTTAGCGTCATAATACTCTTGAGCGGTCATCGTTAGAGGATCACTCTTAACTTGTCCCTTCCCCTTAACGGGGGATATGGGATCAGGGGCTGCCGATACACCCTTCTTAGGGGGAGTAACGGGAGTAGTAAATTTAACTTCCAACTTACCCAGTTCCTTAAACATACGGCCCTGAGTTAACCCGGAGAGGCGCTTAGCTTCCGCTGGATGGGTTCCCAGGTAATAAGCTAACTCAGCACCTACGTCACTATCAATGAGGGCATATTGCATCTCTTTCGAGAACACCGGCAACTGGAGGACATCGTCGAAATCCTCGTGGATAGCTCTCAACTTCTCCGCTTGCACTTCGAATCTCGTGAATGCCTCTCTACCCTCACTCTCCTGGCTAGTCCTACTAGCCTCCCTAGCATCTTCTTCACGCGCCTGCTTAACCGTCCACTTAGTAAGCGCCCTGATATATTCCTCAGTGGTCGCGAAGTCATCTGAGTCAGGAGCTTCCGTGGAGGTGACAGGGGGTTTAACTTCATCCTTCTCAGGTTGAGTAGCTTTACTCTTCCAGTATTCCGCTTCCCTTAAGGCGTCATGTTTCTGGCGCGTGATCTCGTTAATACGAGCTTCCGCAGAACGCTTAGGGGGCACCGGAGTAACGGGAGGTTCAACTACTTCAACCTCTTCAGCCGGTACCTCGACGATAGATTCAGCAACTGCATCGGGGTCCGTAACTGGTTCAACTACTTCATCTGGGTTCATTTACTCTCCTTTACGCGGCTTTCTCAGCCGAGGGTTTAGACGGTTTACTGGGCGCTGGATTACCAGCGGGACCACCATTTGGATTACCCATAGCACCTGAGCCTAATAGTTGTTCTAGGCGTTGGCCGATTTCCTCAGCACCGGGCCAGTCCGCATACTTGAATATAAGGTCTAAGATATAGGGAGCAACCATCGGAGCATATTGAAGGGCTTGAATCATCATTTCAGTGGCTTCTTCTCGACGTGTCTGGAATACTCGGATACTAGCATTCACGTCATATCGGCCTGCTGAAAGATCATGGAGAATGTAAGGTTCATGCGTTAATGGATTAATGACCATTGTGTTAATGGGGATTGAATTGGCTGTTCCGCTTTCTCCTTGAATCCTAACTACTCTCTCGGTGTCGTATATCTTAGGAATCAACTCAATGAATTGCTTACCCGTAAGTATGAGAGCATTACGAAATGTCTCTTGAAAATGCGCAGTCCCCTGATCCGAACGGGATTGCCGGAGCTTAATAGCCCGTCCACTTCGTTCGTTGGATACTTCACCAAGGCCAGCTTCAAATATACCTACTACATCCTTGATATCCTGATCGGCAATCTTCATCATTGCCATAGCCCCTTGCTGGACATCAGGAGGGCGTTCTCTAGTAGGTACCCGCTGACCACTCTTATTGAATAATAGGTATGGCCTAGCTTCCACGTTAGCAGTATGCCACATATTCTCGTGGCCCCTAATCTCCTCCGGGGTAACGAGGAATGGAGCCTTCGGGGTTAGGGCAACGGCCTCAGTTTGGGTAGTAAGCCAAAAGTTATACATCCTTTGGGGGTCTTTAGCATCACGGATTAAGGAACGCTTATACCACTTATCCTCAATCTGCTGCTTATCCCCACATATTTCAATAATAGGGATTTCCTTACCGGGCCATGTAGTCTCCTGAAAGACATCACAACCGGATAAGGTAGCCCACTTAACTCTATGGGTATTGACCTCACGTATCCTTAACACTTGAGCACCTTGAGATGCCAGGAACTCAGGTGTAACACTTTCCGACAACTTAACTACTTGGGTTTCCCCCATAGGACCAATGATCTGGGCTATGTTCTCCTTAAAGGGTTCCTTCCAAAAGTGTTCAGACAGGTATATACGATCCTCAGTTCCAGGAGTACCCGATAGGCCTAGGGTTGAACCATTGAAGGATTTGGGGTCTTTGTTGGGGTACTTAAGTTCAAATTCATCCTTAGAGAGCGCGGATCGGATGAAACCAAACTCTAGATCAGGGTCAAGGTAAACACTAAAGGGATTATTAACACCTTCTAAGTAGATTTCCTGTTCAAATTGGTCATCAACCCACCTAGTTAGGATACGCCAGTATCCGAATCCCATGGCCACTGAATGTTCAAGGGCACGCTGATAGATAGCTTGGGCATTAGAGTTATATTCGATCATTCTAATGAGGGATTCATATACTTTTGCGGTAGCGGGATCAGCTACATCATCAACTGGGCTGACTCCGATAGCTGGGCGGGAAGTTACTGTCTGGTTGGCTACTATAGATACGAACTTACGCAACTTATTGGCTGTTAAACATGGCCTACCATCACGCTCACGGTCAGCACGAATACCCGTAGGCCACTGACCCCCATCAATGTTATAAACGAAGCGTAAGTCATCAAGACTTTCGACCCGAATATGGGATTCAGCGGCTTCAAGGGCCTCGAATCGCTTTCTTGCGACCCGAAGTAGCTCTTCATCGTGCTTACTTATGCTCTTAGCCATCCTTGACCTCCAGAAACATCAAAAGGAGAACGTAAATAGGGGTCTTTATAGGCGGTTTTCTTGGAATGGAGCTCAACGGCCCTATAAAAGGTTAATGCTACTGCGTCAACCTCATCCGGTGAGTGTCCTAAGACGGCTTTAATGCGGACCTTATCAATTATTTTCATCTTGGAACCCTTATACTCACACTTAATCACCCCAAGTTGGTCTTTAAGGTCCTGATCATCGGGAATTGAAATCACTCCACGCTCGAAAGCCTCACGTAGACGGTCATAAATCTCTGCACGTTTATTGAAATACTTGTCTTCATTATCCGCAGTACGTCTAACGTCTGCGGCTTCTACTACGCTACCCTTCTTATCCCGTAATGTACCTTCAACAGCCCAGCCTATTCCGATTGTGTCTACGAAGAAGGTATCTGGGTGAGTCTCGTCGATATTGATGCCAGCCCAGTTTGTAAGAACCATTGAATCAGGCGTAGTAAGCCGTTGAAGGGGATATATTTGATAACCCCGCCTAGCAGCTATTATGGATTGGTCCCCCCCAGCGCCACAGTCAAGGGCTGAAACGAGGGGTAAGGTTTCATTTCCCTCAATGACCCTATCAACAGCTTCTTCGATCCATTCCCAGGGGATTAAGGCTTGTTCGTCTGTCTTGGGTGGTAGTCCAAGGACTCTGATTCTATAGGGGTTAGAATCGCGACCATATCTTTCTTGCAGACGCTCTTGTTCAAGTTTGTTTCCGAGTTCGGAGTCTTCTGCGTTCCATTGCAAGCACATCCAGTCGTCACGATTTTTCTCCTGTGTGTCTATTGCGTAACCAGTTGCACGGGTTGGGTTAAATATACAGACGAAGAAGTTAACTAATCCAGTTAACGTGGCCTCGAACGGTTCAAATACACCAGACGTTATCCCAGAAGCCTCGTCAACGGCAACCATAACGTATTCTTCATGGACACCAGCCAAGGTTTCAGCCTGTTCCCTAGCGGTTGCTTTCGGGTTAGCCGTCTTGGGAAAAGCGAACCACCTCTTTCCGACGATACCCTCTTCGAGGTCATTGAAGAATAATTTATCATTTTGTAAAGTTAACCATCCTTTAACGGCTGAGGTTCCTAACCACTTAGCTATCTCAGACCATAAGACCTTATGAAGTTGATCAGCACTTACAGAGACACAAGGGACCTTACAGTGGGGGAAGAGTGCTACGAACCATATAATAGCCCAAGAGAGCCAAGCATCTTTACCGACTCCCTTGCCAGCCATAATTGATATGCCAATCTTCCGGGCGATGGCAATATCAGCTTCCACTGCGGTCCCTAGGCCTACCTTTAACTTAGCTGCGATGATTTGGTTCAGTAGTCTACTAGCTTCCTTCTGCTGAGTGGTCATCTGAATCTTGGCCCCGGTGATACGATTATAGGGCTCTAAGATGGCCTGCTCAACGAACTTTATATGGTCCTCTTTCCAGGACTGAACTAGGTCCTGTTCCCTGAGGAAGGGGACAACACCACGTTTAGATTTAGGAGATTTAATCATTCAGAGCAACCGCCTCCTGACCACGTTGCTTCTGATCAACCATGATAATTATTTGAGCTAAGATACCCTGACTGGATTGTCCCTTCTCGAATAGTAGAGTTCTTAGGTAATGGTCATGGGCGATTCCTGCCATAATCATCCGTCTATACGGTGTCTCCTCTTCCATGCCCTTTAGGGCAGATTCTAAGAGGGTGTCAGTAGCTATGAGGAATCGCCCACGAAGGCGGTCTTTAACAACTTGAAGATCATCTTCATCTAGAGGTTCTGCTCCCTTGGCTATACGCCAAACGGAAGCCATAGTCAAACCAGTGGCAGCGGATATCTCCCGGTTAGTGAGACCGGAATCCTTCATACCTACTACAGCTACCCGCTGTTGCCTAGTTATAGCCTTACCTCTACCAGCCATAATAACCTCCTATGAGATATACGTTTGAGTTAGCCCTTTTGAACACTTGCTGAAAAATATACTGTCTCGCTGGAAACGATCTGGTATAAATTATTTTCAACGATTCTTCATAAAGCATGTAACCTTTCGTATGTTTCAAACGTACATTACTACGTAATGACTCAAGGGTCTAATCTATCCCTTTGAGTTATTTACAGTTTATTTTCATGAGACTGTTCAAAAGGGTGTTCTCAAACGTATATATAGTAAACAGGGTAATGCTACTACACACCTTCCGGCCTACTAGACCCCCTACTACTACAGCCTCCTTAAGGGACCTCCCCCTTTGAATATAAAGTGTCCTCCCGAAAATTTATATCTGCAAGATATCCCTACCGAAAAATCCACTATCCCTTATAAGTAGTTAATTTCATTGAGATACTAGGGCCTCGAAGAGGCCCCGCCATTATTAGACACCCCTCAACTTAACCATCCCTCTCACCTATACCCCCCTAAAGTGAACGCCCCCACTATAATAAATCGTAAGTAGCTAGATTCATGGGGCTGAGGGGAATTCAAAAATACCATACGCGTGAAAAGTCCACTGATCACCCTTACCTCAGTCAGGGTGGCCCCCTACCCCCCCTTCCTTCGGTCTATCGGTACTTGTTACATAAGCATTGATTC